GCTACACCTAATGCTATTGCTAACTAAGGAAAACTGAAGAGGCCAGTTCAAGAAAGGCGAGCGAAGAAGAACGGGCAAGAAACTTCGCAAGGACCGGAGTCAGGGAGGGGAGATCTAAGTGGTCAAGGTGGGGGAGATGGAAGGGGAGTCGAGGAGCAGCTTTCCGCGGATGAGGACTGTTCCGCAGATGGGGGCCTTGGATTTGAGGTCCACGCAGTCAGCGTTCTGATGAAAACTGGCGTGGAGGCGGGGGGTGTCGTAGTACTTAGTGGAGTCTTTGATGATGGGGTTGAGGGAAAGGAGAGGGCATGGGATGGAAATGGAAGAGGCAATGCCGAGAGGGCCGCCGAAGGAGACGCGTTGGGAGCCGTAGGTATTCATGATATTCTCGGCGGTGAGGGACTGGTCATTGGTGGTCCAGGCGAGGTCGATAGTGATGGGGTACTTGTATGAAATGGCCATGGGGGTGATGAGGGCTTCGAGCTCAATGAGCTTGGCGTAGCGGAAGGGAGTGGATAGATGGATGATGGGGGTGGCGTTGGCTATGTCTTGGCTGGTGATCTTTGATTCCTGGCCGTTGAGGTCGTAGTAGATCCACTGGAATTGGCGGCTCACACCAGCAGATGGGGACTTGGCGGTTGCGATCGATGGCGACGGCGAAGGAAGCTGAGGAGGAGGAATGACGCGAGAGCCAGCGTCAGGGACAGCGCCAGGTTCTTGAGGAGGAGAGGCAATCGACGGCACATGGGAGCGGGAAAGGCTTTGGAGCAGAGGGAGGAGGAAAGAGAAATCCATGGAGGGAGGGGAAGTCGGGGCGGCTCCAAAGAGCAGAGGGAGAGGGGCGGCGGGAGAAGGCGTGTTAACTTGGAAGTCTTGGAGGCGGCGAATGATGTGAGTGTCAGCTTGGTCGTTATGCAATTCTGGAAGCAATTCACCCTCATTAGGGGAAGCGATGGGAAGGAAAGAAGAGGTTGGAGAGCGTTTGGAAGCGATGAAGACACGGCGGGCAGCGACAGGGAGCATGCTCCAGACGGGGGCGGTGATGGACGAAAGGGCTGAGAGGATGGAGTTAATAGTGGAAGAGGGGATTTCTCCGATGTTGAGGGCGACTTTGAGGGCGGGGGGGGCGTGGCGACAAAAGAAGTCGAAGCAGGCAGATTGGAAGGAGACGTGGGAGAGGGGGAGCAAGTTCCACATGGACTGTCCGAGGGAGTGGCCAACAGAGAATTCAGTTAAGTAGCTGACGAGCTTGTCTGGGATAGTGCTGTCGTCTATGGCCATGGCTAGTTTCGTGAACAGGGCGAGGGGAGAGCGGCAGGCTCCAGAGGGACCGACGAAGTAGCCACAGAAGAGGGCGTACTTGTCTATCTCAATCTTGAAGCGGAGGGAAAGGAGAGGTTGGATGGAGAGCCAGGCTTGATTGAGCGGGGGAATGGAGTCAATAAGGGAGTCGTCGCCGCTGACCATAACGGCTTCAGAGGTGATGTTGTATTGAGTGAAGAGGACGGCAAGGTTGTAGTCAGTGTTGTCATCGTAGGTTCCGGGTTCTCCAGTGAGGCGCATGCAAGTGAGGGGTCCGAACTGAGTGTCGACGTTGGTTTTCAAGTGGACGTGGAGGTCAATGAGGGCTTGAGGAATGGAGAGGCGGTGCATTTTGAGGCGTTCGAGGACCACGGCCTCGCCATGCTGGGACTGGTCGAAAGCGGTGTAGTCATTGGCGAGGTGCGGCTGGTCGGTGAGATGGTCTTGGCACCACTGCGAGAGTTCGAAAGGTGTGTGCCCAGCGTGGACGTAGATGTTAGATGGTCGATCTTGATTGTCGAAGATGCGTTGGTACTTTTTGACTGGGCCCAAGAGGAGGATGACGGCGTCGTGCATGAGGGCTAGAGTTTGGCAAGCTTTCCAATTCCCGAAGATGGAGTTGTCGTTTGTTTTGTGTTGGGTTTTGGAGAAGATGCGGACTGCTGACCAGCGCCAGTCTGGGTCCGAACGGTTGGCGTTTGCCATGATGACTGATTGGGTCTTTGAAGACAGCTGGCAGAACTCGTTTGCGTTGATGCACTCAATGAAGAGAGCCTCATTGAAGGGGATTTCTGCGAGTGGAGAGCGATGGTAAGCTCGGCATAGGGATTGGAAAAGGACGGCTCCGAGAATCTCATCTTTCGGGGAAATGGAGTAGGGGGCGGGGGAAGGTCGGAAGCGGAGACGTTTGGGAATGGATGCTGGCAGGAGGGTCGGATCAGATTTCTCGGAGTGGATGGCGGAAGCGACAGAAAAGGGGAGGGCGGAGATTTCGAAGGGCTGGTTGAGGAGAGGAAACTGGTTGCTGGATTGGTCGCGCCAAATTATTTCTTTCACTTGAGGGTCATGAGCAGGGATGAACTGCGAGGCCAGAACGTAAAAGTCTTCGCCAGGATAGACGGGAGTGTGGGCGGTGGAAGAGGGGCGGAGATCAGAGCTGAAGGCCGGAGAGGAAACTTGGGCTGAAGGGATGTCGTAATGAAATGGGCGGCGGGTTTCTGGGAGGAAGTGGGTGGAAATCTGTGGTGAGGCATCGGAGCCATCGCCGGAAAAGATGCGAGCGGTTTGGAGGACATCTGAGACATGAGAGCTGGGGAGGGAGGAGGTGAGGGATAAAACTCCGGGGATGGATGGGTTTGGGCGCAGAGGAACATGGGATGATCTGGAGACTATTTCGGCTAAGGGACGGAAAATGGGGGCGATGATGGGGTCCGTGGTCTCATTGGAGTGGAGGGAGAAGATGGGGAGAAGGTCGGTTGGGAGTTCGGAGCGAGCGCCGCGGAGAGGAGTGACGCGAGAAGTGAGAGGTTCGGTGATGATTTCGACGCCGGTTAGCATGTTTCGGAAGATATCAGAGAGGGAAATGGGCTGGTTAGCGTGGAAGCGGGAGAAGAGGAGATTATTGCAGGCGGAGTCAGTGCGGATGAGGGAGTGGTCGCCGGAGAAGTTGATGCCGATGGTGGAGCGCGTGAGGGCGACTAGGGACATGGAGTGGGACAGCATTCGGGAGTTGCGGTCAAGGTGGATGTTGGCTGGGTACTTGTATGTGGAGCCCTGGGAGGAGGCGATGGTAACAGCTTTGTAGCCGCATTGGCTGATGGTGAGAGCGGAAGTCTGGGAGTTACACATTATGGTGGCGTTGGGGGGCAGAGTTTGGTGGAAGCGGGAGAAGCCAGGCTGCGAAGAGAGGGAGCGAACGCCGAAGAACTTGGCGACACGTTGAGGGATGCGGCGGCTCCAAAGGCAATAGAAGTCGAGATATGGGCGGAGGTGGCTGATTTCGGAGGGGAGGCGGTGGTTGCTTGAGTTGGTATTGGTGGAGTGGTATTCTCCTTGGAGAGGATCTCCGAGGACGATGACGAACTGAATGGTGGGATCGGCGTGGATGGCGAGGTCAAGGTAGCCACGTGGCATTTTGTAAACTTCATCGATGACTAGCACGCGGGCGGATTTGAGGAGTGAGGCTTCCCAAGTGGATATGCGCCAGGCGGTAGTGGATGAAAGCTCGAGAGCCTCTTTCCACTCACTGCGAAGCTCGGTGGTGGGGACTGAAACCTTGAAGGCGCTGAAGGGGTGGGTTTTGAGCAATTTCTGAACGGGGTAAGATTTGCCGCAGCCGGCGAAACCGGCTATATGGACAAGGGAAACGGCACGGGAGACGGCTATATCAAGCTGGGCATCGAGCGCGAGGAATGAGTCCCTGGCTTTGTTTGGATGAAGGGGGTCAACGTTGGCCATGACTCCGTCGAAGCCGTTTTTCATGTTGGAGATGAGATTTTTAGCGCGGCGGACGTTTGTGCGATAGGAGTGGACGTGGCGAAAAGGAAGATGGGTGGAGTCATGAGTGAAGCGAAGGGAGGCGTGGACTAAGTCGGAGGCGGCACCAGAAAGGCGGACTGGGTTAGAGGCGGGGGAGTAAGCGAAGTGGCCGGGCGAACCTGAGGAGTGGGTGATGGTGAAAGAAGCGCGGGGGTTGCTGCTACCGTAAATGAGGCGATTCTGGCCTGAGATGATAACGGCTTCGAAATTGTAGGCTGAGGCGAGGACTGTGAGGTGGTCAGTGGAAAGGCCGTGGCGGGAGATTTGAGAGGCGTCGAGGAGGCAGTCGGGAAGATTCTGCTGGAGGGTGAGCCAGAGGTCGGCCGGCTCAACATCTATGCCAGCGGAAATGGCGCGGAGGAGGCAGTCGGTGTTGGTTGGGTACGGGAGATTAGAGATGGGGCCGTTGCGCTCGCGAGTGAAGAAGAGGCCGCTGCCTTCGTGAAGAGGGGTGCGGGTGATCAAATCCCAGGTGGTGATGGGCCCGAAGCCGGTGGGGTCAGACAGCAAGGCGTTAGTTTCTGGGGTGACGGGGACCTGAGGGGGGTTGGGGGCGGAGTTGGGGTTCGGGGTGAACACGCCGACAGAGTCAAATGACAGGGGCGCGTTAGGCATGTTGATTGGGGCCGTAGAGGACTGCTGGGTGATGGGTGGGAGGTTTGAGGCGACTGGCTTTGAAAAGTAG